AATCCATGCGCACCAAAGATTGGGAGTATGCAGCCTTAGCTCTGGCGCATCGTTTTTTTATACCAGAGATATAGACGATGGCGTTGTGCTTGACTGCTATCGTCTAGCAAAATATTACGGCCGCAATCCACGTGAATTTTTGGAGATGCCTTTCTCCGAGGTAATGCGTCATATTGAGTGGACAGGGAAGCTTGAGCGAAAGCTGAGGCCAGCGGACGATGCCGACTAATTTTGACAGCGATGCCATGCTCAGCTTCGTATCGGAGCTGACAAAACGGTTTGCTGATCTAAAAAAGGAAATGGCGAATACAGCTGAGCAATCCGGAGCGGGATTGCATAAGACAACGGATGAGACTGAGAGGTTTGGTAAGACCGTAGAGAAGCATACTAAAAATATTGCAGGAATGAGGGCTGAGACATCTAGTCTCGTTGATTTGTTAAGAGGACCAGTTGGGATCGCTTCCCTTTTTACTGGCGCTGCGTTGGCTGTAAATAAGTTTGTCCAAGGCGAATTGCAACTGCGCAACTTCTCTACGGATGTTGGTCTGTCTGCAGCGGCTGTTGCTAAATTGCGAACGCAATTATCTGCAGCCGGGATTGATAGCAAGACGGCCGATCAGCAGATCAGCGCCCTTACATCGAAGCTCGATAGCATCAAGACGTTGACAACCGCGTCTCCGGTTTACAAGGACATCGCTGCCAACGATCCGATCCTAGCGAAGCAGCTCCTTGATTCCGAGAAGGTTGGCAATCGTTTGGAATCAATTCGATTGATAACGGAAAAGCTCAACAGGACCGGTGAGCCGCGATCAACTCAATACACTCTTGAACATCTTGGCCTCAACGCATCGACGGGGAAGGCGTTGGGGAAGGATACCAAGGATTTGGTCATGCCTTGGATTTATTCTGAGGCTGAGTTAGAGGAGTACAATAAGAACTGGACAAATTTGACTACCACAATGACGAATGTTTGGGGTGCTGCTATGATGGGGATGACAGCAACTTCAAATAAGTTGATGGAAGATGCAAACAATAATGCGAAGCAAATTCGGGAGACGTATCAAAAACTGAGAGATGATTTTGAAGGCAAGGGAAAGTCTGACAGTTCAATTTTTGGATCAAAGGGTTTCTTACCGAGCAAGAAAGAAATTGAGAGCTTGTTTGGCGGTGGCGAAAAGCCATCAACATTCTCTGATAGGTTTGGTCAATGGGGTGATGATGAGGGAGAGGATGGTGCTAACCTTCCTAAGCATGCGAAGCCTCGATCATTCTCCCCAGATAGCGTGAAGGACGAATTGGAGCTTGAGAAGGACCAGAACAAAACTCTCCAAGACATTCGTGATGCGTTGACTGATAAGATGGGAGGAGGAGCTGGTGCTGGAGCCAGCGCACCGTCCAGTGGTTCGACTGCGAGTGGCAATACTCCCGGCACGCCCAATCGGGTAGCGACGGGAGCTGATGGGCACGTCCCTGAGACAACAAGCGATCCGGCCTATGGTGGTACTCCCGGTGCGCCTACAGGATTAAACCGCGACAAATTCCGTAAGGAGCTAGAGGCGAAGCCTTGGCTGAAAGAAAAGATTTTGGGGATTGCGTCCGGTGAGAATAAGGACCCAACTGCTAACCTAGCCGTCATTGAGAGTATGATGAACCGCGCACAAGATCGCGGGACAAGTCTTGAGCAAGCCGCGAAGCTCGTGCGCGAAGGCAAGGGTGGTTATTACGCTGGCTATGATCCCGGTGGGTTACGCAATGCTAAGACGCGAGCAATGATTGAAGCCAATCTTGAGAAGGCTCTTGGTGGCTCGAATGTTAGCGACTATGCAACTGACAATGCGTCTGGAGGTTTAGCACAGAGAGATAAATACAAACCTGAATTTCAATTCACAAAGGAAATTGCCAAGGAAAGTTTTTTCAGAGGGAGAAACAATACAGCCGCTCACAGAGCTTGGCTTGCGAGCATAGAGGAGGAGAAAAAGAAGCAAGCTTCAGAAAAGAATAAAGAGAACACAGCAGCAATTGATAAGTCTCTTGTTGCTTCCCGCGATCTAGGTGGGGCAAAGATCAAGGTTGATTTCACAGGTGCTGTGAAGGATGGCAAGTCGAGTGATGCAAATGTCCTCGATGAAGGTCCATTTAAGAAATTAAAAATTCATCGGTCACCGCAAGCGCCAGCAGCGGGTGGTGGCGTAGCAGACTTCAACCGCTTCGCTTTCGAGTAGGGCAATGGCAACTGCTGATTTTGATAAAGATGCCTTACTGACTTTCGTCAACGAGTTGACAACTCGTGTTGATGAATTGAAGAAGGAGCTTGTGTCGCTAGGCGATCAGTCTGGCACCGGTCTAAAGAAAGTATCAACAGAGCTGGATAAGATTAAGCAGTCTGTTGATGTTGATACAAAATCAATCATTGCAATTAAAGATCAGAGCAGCGGTTGGGTTAATGTTCTGAGAGGATCAGTTGGCTTAGGAGTTGCCTTTTATTCTGCCGGCAGGGCAATGGAGAATTTTGCTCAAGGTCAATTACAACTACGAAATTTTGCGACGGATGTTGGATTGACGACGACAGCGATTGGCGGTTTAAGAACGCAGATGTCTGCGGCCGGGATTGATACCCAGACGGCTAATCAACAACTCAGCGCTCTCGCGTCGAAGCTGGATAGCATAAAGGTCTATCAAACTGCTTCCCCGGTTTACAAGGCGATTGCGGCGAATGATCCGGCCTTGGCCAAGCAGCTCCTCGATGCGGAGAAAATTGGTAACCGGATGAAGTCAATTGACGCGATCCGTGAGCGATGGAACCAACCGAATAATCCGCGATCACGATTGTATCTTGGCCAAGAGCTAGGTGTCAATCAATCGACCATGGAGGCTCTTAATCGAAATCGAACAGGCTTGGTCCAGCCTTGGGAATACAGTCAAGAGGAGACGGACAAATATAATAAAGATTGGACCAACGCGATGAACACCCTGCAAAACTATTGGGGTGCGACTTTGATGACGATGGTTGGGCAGACGAATCAGTTCATTGAGAATACAAAAAGTGAATTTGGCGGCCTCACTAATTTCTTTGGTAAATTGAAAGCTGACTTTGAAGGACACGGTGAAGAAGGAAAACAAATTTTTGGACCAAAGGGAATTCTACCAAACAAGGAGGAGCTTGGTGGCTTGTTTGGATCAAAAGGCTTCTTGCCAGATACGAAAGAAATGAAGGATGCGTGGGAGAGCCTGAAGAAAAATATGTCCATGGAGGCGCATGCTTCGGTCCCGACTGGTGGTGAGACTTTACTTGAGGGTGATGCTTCCTTCTCTCAACGGTTTGGTGGTTGGGGTAAGGAGAAACTAGACACGAAGAAAGATTCAAATGAGTTGCTGATTGAAATTCGTGATTTGATGAAAGGCAATGCGGGACCGGCTGGTGTTGCGGGAGCTGGGTATGGAGGCAGCGGAGGAGACGGTTCAGGATCAGGCACGAGCAGTCCCGGTGGCCCTGCGCAGCTGAGTGATGAGTCCGGGAAGGCGATTGATGCGGAGACAATGAAGCAAGCTGAAGCTTTAGGCAACAAAGGCGATGTTGCTGGCTTGCAGAAATTGTTTGCGCAAAAGGGATACCGGATGAGTGGCGCGGCTTGCGGCATCGTTGCTAGCAAGTATGTCCGCTCTGCTGGCTTCCAACCTCCGAAGGCTGGTGCCATCGCTACGTCTTGGCACAACTGGGGTGAGAAGCTTAATCCGAATGACATCAACGCTCCCGGTCATCCCTTTGGTAGTATGGTCGGAACGTACTGGCATCGACGTTATGGCGGAAATCAAAATGAGGTTCTGAGTCCCGGTCAAACTGGCGGTCACGTTATGACGCTTGTTCCGGGAACGTATGATCCAAAAACGAATACGGTTGATACAGTCGATCAATATGGTTACAGCCATGGTCGCCGTAAGCTTGGTGATTTGGATTTGCGGTATGCTGGCAAGTCGGCTGTTGAGCAAGCAGAGGCGAGAAGGAAAGGTGGCCAGCCAGATCAGCAAGATGCTCGTGACAAGATTGATAGCTCCTTCCCCGGTATGCGAAAGGACAAGGCTAAGGTCGATGTTGAATTCAATGGCGTGCCAAAAGGCGTAAAGACAGAAGCGGCTCTGATGGAGCAAGGAGTATTTAGCACGCTGAACATTAAGAAGTCACAGCAGCAAGCAACGCCGAATTGATATGCCAAAGGTAACAGAGATTGCAAAGCTAACCGTTGATGGCCGGGATTATGTTGACTGGGAGACGGTTAGTGTCAAGCAAGAGCTTCGTGGTAACCCTCCGCAGTCTGCCCGTTTCACTTGTAGCGAAGGCGCACCACTCGTAAAGAATTGGACAAGCCAGCAGATCATGCCGGGACAGGCATGTCAAATTTTTCTCGCTGGGCAACTCGCATTTGATGGGAAGGTTATTTCAAGGCAAGTCTTTGTGGATGCGCGACGGCATCATATTGAAATTCAATGCGCTAATCTTTTGGAGCTTTCAACAGCGAGTGTGATCAGCAAGACGGGAGAATTCAAGAACCAAGAGCCTGAGCAAGTTATCCGTTCTGTCTTGAAGGGTGTTGGTAAGAACCTTGTTGTGCTCGGTGGACAGCTTCCAAAGATTAAGATACCGCGTCTGTCGGTTACTCCCGGTGAATCAATTATCGACTTCATTGATACGCTGACGCGGCACCTAAGCCAAGAGAGCAATATTACAATCTCTCACTCTGCTACTCCGCAAGGCGAATTTGCTATTGTTGTTGGCAAGACCGGAGGGAGCGATGAGATTGTTGAAGGTAAGAATATGCTAGAAGGCCGGGAGATGATCTACATCCCCATGGTGGCCGCTCCTCCTGCGGGAGATGGAGCTGGTGATTCAAAGGCCAGCCAAGCAACGCTAGGCCAAAGGCCGGGAGACGATCAGACGTGGGGCGCAAAAGCTGCGCATATTCCCTTCCTTTCAAAGACGTTTGAAATGATGGGAAACAAAATTGTTCCAAGTGCTATCGTTGCTGAAATTCCTCTCTGGGATAAGGGCATCACGGAAGGTCGTGCGACATCAGAGAAGGGATGGATGAATGAAGATTATGTTACGGTGTATGGAACGCTACAAGGATGGCTGCGGCCGTCTGGTGGCCTTTGGATCCCCGGACAAGATGTGGTTGTAACGTCTCCTATGCTTGTGATGAAAGGCGAGACGTTGACGCTCAAGAGCGTGACATACAGTCAGGATAACCAGTCAGGGACGCGAGCTGTTCTTGAATGTTGTAATGCGAATGCAATGGGCGGTGCCCCGAAGGCAGGACAATGAGAAGCACGCTAGCAGATGCAGCGCGGAAGGCGCGAATGGGGACAGCGCGTGCAACAATACGCGAGTTTGATGATGATCATTTGATGCAGCAAGTTAAGTCTGCGGATGTTCACCATAGTGAAACTCCGACTGACTTTGAGCGGTGGCAGCCGGTTGGAATGACTGCCTTCCCGATTAAGCAACAAGAGGACCCAGACCAGAAGAAATCGCAGCAAGCGTCTCCGGATGAGACGGGAGACTGGAACCATGATCAACCCACTGGACCTGCTGCGGAAGCTGTTATGTTATATATCGGTGGCCATCGTTCTCATCCTGTTGCTATGGTTGATGATCGACGAGTGCGCCCTTATGGCATGAGCGAAGGCGAAGGAGCGCATTATGCTCCGGACGGTTCTGAGCAAATGGTTCTGTTCAAGGAGAATGGAACCTACATTGTTGGGCTAGACGGGAAATCAGTCAAGGACCCAAAAGGCAATACGACACGCATGGTCAGTCTACGTCATGTTAGCAAGAAGATGCAGACGCACAAGATTGATAAGCAGCAAGACCAATCATCCTCCGGAGGAGGAAGCTCTGGACCTTCAGCGCAGCAGCTCGATGCGAGTGGCGGATCATCGAGCGGCGGGCAGCAGCAGCAAAAATATAAGCACGAAGGCGACAGCGTCAACACCGAGGTTCGCAATTCAAAGGACAAGATTGAATTCTATGCTCCCGGTGATAAGATGGTCGGGAGTTATGACAAGGCAAAGAAGCGTTGGTTCTTGGATGTTGATGGTGCGGGGAGTTGTACGTTTGAAATGCTGTCTGATAAGATCACTCTGAAGATGGGTGGATCGAGTATTGAAATAACAAGCGGCAATATCAAGCTTACATCGTCTAGGATTGATCACAACTAATGCCTCCTGCTCATCGCCATAGTGATTTGCGCGTATGTGGAGCGACTACAATTGTGGTCGGACAATCGACTACATATGTTGACGGAAAGTTGTGGGCGGTGAAAGACGATATCAATACGGACGGCGATGGCCAACTCATTCCAACTGGCACGTCCGTATTCATTCAAGGCAAGCCGGTCATCGTCAATACTCCGGATCACGCGCAGCAAGACGATTTGTGCATTCCGATTGGTGAGCCGCATTGCGATCCCAAGACTGCCGCTGGTAGCGGCGCAACCTTTGCGTATGGCTAATGGCAACAATTCAAGAGATTGCTCCCGCGCCTTGGCGGATGAGATTGCTCCCGGCTTCTTTTGCTGGAGCGCAATTTCATGTCGAGCATCAAGGACGTTCCGGTGGCCGTCGCATAGTGTTGCATGAATATCCTAAGCGTAGCACTCCTTATGCTGAGGATATGGGCAGAGCCGCGTTCCGTTATCAGATGACGGGATATATCGTTGGTCCTTCCTACTACGCTGGCAAGATTGCCTTGATGGATGCGCTAGACAATAGTGAAGGTGGAACGCTAGTTGATCCATACATTGGAGCTAAAAAATGCATATGCGAACGGTACAGCGTCTCTGAAAGTCGTGATCGTGGTGGCTATTGCCAATTTGAAATGTCATTTGTTGAAATGGGCTCTCCGGGAAATACACCAGAGCAAGTTAATAGTCAGCAGCAACTACAAGGCCAGGCAGGTAGTACGGGAGAACAGGCAGCGGCAAACGTCGATACTCCTAATGTAGTGGCTCCTCCGGGTGCCGCTGGTATAGGCCACGCATGATTACGAAATCTGAAAGAGGCGAAGCCTTGATGATATCCAAGAGGCTGATGGATGTCTTGGTAAATTTTCCAATTGATACCGGCCAAGCTGGCGCAGATTTTAGATCAGCCTCTGGAAAATTTATGATCAATTTTTATGACAATGTTGATGGTCATTTGATTGGTGCAGAATTATATGATTGTTTTGAAAAGGCGCGTGTCGCTGGTGCTACATTTAATTCTATGGATGCTGTTCGCTTGGCGATGTTTGAAGAAGCTCCCTTGTTCTCTTTGGGAACGGCCATTGTGAATGCAGCAATCATCTTTTCTTTTGTTGAGCAGTCGCAAATTATTTCTACAATGATTTTTGAAAGCCGGATAGAGGTTGATCAATTGATGGATCAAGTAAGTGCTCTTATAGAACAAATAAAATTAAACAAGGCTGACTCGTTTGTTCCGAGTGATTATCAAAATTTCGGGTTCTTGTCTGCTCTCTTGATCCAGCATCTATCATCGACTGAACGGCAGCTCCCGAGAGTTGTCAAGTATTCTATGCCAGTCAACTATCCAGCATTGGCTTTGTCTAATCGTATCTATGGAGATGGATCGCGGAGCGATGAGCTAGTCGCTGAAAATCAAACCGTCCATCCTGCTTTCATGCAGCGTGATATCGTAGCGTTAAGCATATGAGTGATATCCGCGTCATCAATGTTACGAATTTGGCCGGCATCTGGGCAGATTGGTTGCTCAATCCGGACGGCTCACTTGATGAGACGCAAGAGCTTGTCAACATCGTAAAGGTCGCCTTGCTGACTTGGTCATTGGCTGATGATGATGACCTTCTTCCTGATCCTGATAGCACAGACCGTTGCGGATGGTGGGGCGATCTAGATGCGGAGACGATCTGGGATGGGTGGCCTATTGGCGCTAAGATTTGGCTACTAAGCCGTTCAAAGATAACTCCTGCGGAAGCGCAGCAAGGATCAACGTTGATGCTTGCGGAACAATATTGCCGTGTTGCGTTGCAGCCTATGATTGATAAAAATCTTTGCAGCCATATTGATGTAGAGGTTACAAAGGGAAGCATAGAGAGAATTAATGTTGCGATAAAAGTCTATCGTGGACCGCAGCTTCAAATCGACTTGCGTTTCCAAAATCTATGGGATGAAATTAGGAAAACATAAATGCCATGGACAACGCCAACATTGCGGACTGTACGTGAAACCGTTCGCGGTGAAATAACCACAAGCCTAGGCCGGGCATCGTTTACTGGTAACAGCGTCTTGCGCGTTATAGCAGATGCGACTGCCGCGCTTTGCCATCTCACATTACGCTATATTGACTGGCTCGCATTACAGTTCTTGCCGGATACGGCAGAGCATGAATGGCTAGATCGTCATGGTGATATTTGGCTTGTCAATTCGGATGGAACTGTTGGCCGTAAAGGTGCAACATTATCTTCAGGTTCAGCGACAATGACTGGGACTATTGGAATTCCCGTTCCTACAGGAACACAATTGACTGATGGTACAACGACCTTTGAAACAACAGAGGATATTTTTATTGGGAGCGAAGCAACTCCAGTTGCCATTCGGGCAATTGGCCCTCCCGGTTCTTCCAGTAATCTTGAGTCGGGCACTACGTTGAGTTTCATATCTGGGATCGCAGGAGTTGATGGCTCTGTTATCGTTGTCGAGCTACTAGGTGGAACGGACGCGGAGACGGACGATGAGTTGCGAGCGAGGGTGCTGCGTCGCATCCAGCAGCCGCCAATGGGCGGTGCGGCCTATGATTATGAGGCTTGGGCATTAGCCGTACCGGGAGTTACAAGAGCTTGGACAGATAGTGAGATGGGGATTGGAACGGTAACAACTCGATTTATGATGGATGATTTGCGAGCGGATGTTGGCGGCTTTCCGCTTGATAGTGATATTGCGATGGTCGATGCATACATTGATACCAAGAAGCCAGTTTCTGTGAAGGACAGTTTTGTTCTTTCACCAATTCCATATCCGATAGATTTTAATATTGTTGGTTTGAATCCGGATACTCCTTCTGTACAGGCAGCCATCGAGGAAAATATTCAGCAGATGTTATTCCTTTATGCTTCGCCCGGACAGACGATATTTTCAGCTTGGAAATATTCAGCTGTCATGGCGGCAGCTGGCGTCATATCATTCAATATGACGGATAACCTAGATGATGTAATGCCTAGTCCCGGTCACATGGCTGTGCTTGGTGATATTTATTATACGGTTGCGATGGTGGAATGATGCCAATTGATCGCCATGTTAGAAGGAGCGGGAAGGATTATGCTCAGGCACTTCTTGCTCTGCTTCCACAAGGACAAGCTTGGACGCGGGATGTTGGAAGCGTATTAGTAAAAGCCTGTAATGGATTTGCAGAGTATTGGGGATTTGTTGACAGCCGCGCAGCGGACCTTCTTGAGATAGAGACGGACCCACGCTACACGCAAGAGATGCTAGTTGATTGGGAGCGCAACTTTGGCCTTCCTGATCCTTGCTTCCATAGCGGGCAAAGTATTGCAGAGCGGCAAGCCTTCCTTGTATTCTGGATGACGCTGCTAGGCGGGCAATCGAAAGAGTGGTTTGAATATATTGCCGGCCTTCTCGGTTACACAATCACCATCACGGAATATTCACCTTGGATGTTTGGCGTCTCCGAGGTTGGGTTGACTGATGATGGCACCGGTTACTGGCGATGGGAAATTGGTCCGCCAGAGATGCGGTTCTACTGGACGGTGACCATCCCTGCTACGTCTCTCAAATGGTGGCAATTCAATGTAGCTGAATTTGGCGTTGATCCGCATCTTCGTATCGGATCAGCTTCCGATCTAGAGTGCTTGTTCAATCGTTACAAGCCAGCTCATACGGAAGTCATATTCAACTATACAGAACCCACTTATATGCAACCAATGGCTCTTGGAGCACAACAATGAAATACTGGGGACCGATAAATTCACCTGGTGGAATCAACGGTAACGATGGTTACATCAATGGCAATCCGGCGACTGGAACGGAAGGATCAATTCCAACATTCCAATCGTTTGAACAAACTCTCCGGGAGCTGCAAAACTTTGTAATTGATAGTGGCAAGGTTCCAAGCGCAGTCCTCGATGGTCATCAGATAGGGCAAGCTGTTCAGAGCGGCAAGGTTGTCTATGGTCTTGACAGCGGCAGTACAAATACTCTGCTTGTTACATTAACTCCTCCGCCAGATGCGTTGAGCGTCGGAATGGTTGTGCGTGTGAAGCTCGCGCATGGCATTACTGGTCCAGCAGTTATAACGGTTAATCCGTTTCCAACGCATCCGATCAAGAAGAACCTAAATGTTGATCTGGAGAATGGGGATTATATCTCTGGCCAGATTATCACAATGGTCTTTGACGGTACCAATTGGCAGATGCAAACGTGGCCGCAGAACCTTAGCGGTGGTACGGGCGGTGGTCCGCCACCAGATATGAGTACAGTCTTTGTTACGAATGCGGTTGGATCGTTCATCAATAAATTCCGTAATGCCACCTGCGTAATTACTGGACGTGGTATAGGACCGATCAATGTGGTTCCCGGTACGCCAACGTACACGCTCGATGGGCACATTATTTTAGCGACGGGTGCGGCTGTGGCGGTACAGCAGGCTTTACAGGTGGCGGGTGTCCGTGCTCCTGCTGGTCTTCAATTATCCGGACAAGCTGGTACATCTGGTTGCCGATATTATCATTTGTTTGAGGCACTCGATGTTGCGGTCATTGCTAATAAGCGATGCACGCTGCAGTTCAAATTGCGCAATCTTTCCGGAGCGTCGATAACTCCAACTCTGACGTTGAAATATTCCGGAACAAAAGACAACTGGGGAACATCGTCGGCTTTTATCTCAGCGCTAGCTTTACAACCGTGTCCAGATGCAACAACGACGCAAGTGTCTTGGAACGGGGTTATGGATCCAGGGATTGTCAATGGTCTTTCTCTCTGCATTGATTTCGGGAACGGCTTGAATGGAAATAAAATCATCTCACTTTGGGATTTCGACTTACGTGAGCAGGATGCTGGCAGCATACCGATCCCCGAGTTGCGCCCTCCCTTTATAGAGCTGCTGCAATGTCAACGGCAATTGCCGAAGGTCCAGCCATACAGCAATTCCGCAATCGCATGCGGAGCGATGCAAGACGCGGCACAATGCGACGTTCCAATTATCTATAGTACATTGTCACGAGTTTCACCGACTGGTTTGTATGTGAGCGGTACTTATTACCTGACACACAACGGTGGAAACTACGCCTGTACATCGGTCGCTTGGAATAATGGCGGGCAGTATGGAGCGAACGTCACCATGGCTGATTACGCGCATGCGTTCTGGGCGATTGACAGCGCCTCAGAAGTTAGCTCAGTCGGTAATGCTGTGCTGTTGTTTACAGGATGTGAATTGATGGGAGGTGCGATATGACTGATTTTACAATTCCCGCGAAGGGTGTGCGCTGGGTCAATGAACGCCAGCGTAATAAAGTCATCACATGGTTTGATGAAGACGGCGGACAGCATAGCCGGAGTTGTGAGGACCCAGAGGCATTCGAGTGGCTGCGTGCGGGGAATAAACCAGATGAGCCGATCCCGTTGCCACCACCGGTTACGATTGCGCGTTGGCAGCTCTTCCAGCAACTCGCTGAAGACGGCATTGTGCCGAATGAGGAAGCCTTGGACGCTGTTAAGAGCGGAGAGATACCAAAAGCCTTTCACAAGGCCATCGACGGGATGCCGTCTAAGACACGGTTCACAATTGAAATGTGGCTTTGCGGAGTTCAGACAATTGACCGTACGCATCCAATGATGATGGCGCTAGCGAAGGGCATGGGATGGTCGGATGAAGATTTGCTAAACCTCTGGCGGAATGCGGCAGAGAAAAAATGACAACAAATCTGTTAGCAATGCCGTTGGTGAACTTGACGGTCATCACAGGCACGAATGAAGATTGGATTGACTCAATCCTCTTTCTTGCTGATGATGGAAGTGGGGATCCACCACAGCTCGACTTGACAGGTATCAGTTTCACTATGGAGGTTCGTCATACCACTCCAGAGCATGGTGTTATAATTCGCGCATCAACAGACGATGGAACACTTGAGATTGGAACCCCTCCAAATTTTGGTTATCTGCTAATTAAAATTCCTCATGACCTTATGCTGACGCAGATACCGGGAAACTACGTTGCTGATATAGTCGGGGAAGATGATATGTATGTGCGTCGTTGTATCACAATTGATCTAGAAATTGCATATGGCGTGACGCGACCATGATCACAGGCATCTCCGTCATCGAGCGTGGGCCAGCCGTTATTAACGGCAATATTGTTTCGACAGCAACAGCTCTCGCTGCACCATACGGTCCACCGGGACCGAATGTGTCTGCTACAAGCAATACTCCTAATACTGTTGTTGCTCCCGGAACAAAGACCTTTGTCATAAATGAATATGGTCGCAGCTTTTCAGTTGGCATTCGGGTGCGCGCATCGTCTGGTGCTTCTTGGATCGAGGGACCGATCACAAGCTATGATGTGCATTCTCTTACACTTGTCATTGCTTCTGACTTATCTTTCGGTAGCGGCTCATCTAGCAACTGGATCATAAATATTACGGGCCAGCCGGGAGCGCAAGGCCCACAAGGCATCCAAGGTCCAGCCGGTACTCCCGGTGGACCAGTTGGTCCAGAAGGCCCACAAGGCATCCAAGGTCCAGCCGGTACTCCCGGTACTCCGGGAGCGACAGGCCCACAAGGACCGAAGGGAGACACCGGCGATCCCGGTGGACCGCAAGGACCCATTGGGCCACCCGGACCCCAAGGCATCCAAGGACCAAAGGGAGACACAGGCACCCAAGGCGTTGCTGGTCCTCCCGGTCCCGCAGGGCCAGTCGAGGAAGCGCCAAGTGACGGCGTGATCTATGGCCGGAAGAATGCCGGATGGATTTCGCTTGGCGGTGGTGTTGCTTCTGTCTTTGTTTCTGATACTCCTCCTGCTGGCGCTGCAGCGAATACGCTTTGGTGGGAGAGCGACAGCGGTCTGCTCTACGTCCGTTACAACGACGGCAATTCGACGCAGTGGGTTATCGCTTGTCCGCAGCCGGATATTTCAACGCTGGCTCCGCTTGCGTCTCCGACATTTACCGGTGATCCGAAAGCACCAACGCCAACTGCCGGCGACAATGACAATTCGATAGCGACCACTGCCTTCGTGACGGCTGCAGTCTTTGCCGGAGGAGTTGGCGGTGCTGTGCGTTATGACTCGGTACAATCTCTAACAGCACCGCAAGCGCAGCAAGCGCGACAGAATATAATCGTCCCGCCATTCGACGCGATGGCAGCCAACGGTTTGCAGCTCAACGGCGGAATGCTAGTCAATCAGGAGTTTGGTGGGGCTGGAGCTGGGACTGCAACGAATAATGCTTATGTGACTGACGGTTGGCGATTACAGTTTGGTGGCACAATGGCCATTGGTGCTTCTGCACAAAGTGCGGCTAACTATTTCGGTGGCTTCAATGGTGCTCTTTCCGTTACTGTAACGACTGCGCAAGCATCCCTTGGTGCTGGCGATTTTGTTACGATAGCGCAGAAGCTAGAAGGGCTGCGTTGTGGTACGTTGTTCTGGGGTAATCCCTCATGGGCAGCTCCGGTTACACTTTGCTTCTGGTCTGCGCATCATCGTACAGGCGTCTATTCCGGTTCAATCAGGAATGGTGCGGGCACGCGCAGTTACACGTTCACCTATACGCAGGTGACAGCGGACACGCCACAGTTCAACTCGGTAACGATCCCCGGTTGTCCAGACGGGGTATGGGCAGTCGATAATACTGCATGCTTGTGGGTTACCTTCACGCTAGCATCCGGCAGCACGTTCGCTACGGCACCGAATGTCTGGACAACTGGAAACTTTTTTGCGGTACCAACGCAGGTCAACAGCGTGGCTGCGACAACGGACGTGTTCCGGTTAACTGGCGTGTTGCTGCTTCCCGGTAACGAAGGTCCATCCGCAGCACGGTCACCGTTCGTTGTGCGGCCTTACGGTATAGAACTCATTCATTGCCAACGGCATTATAATAAGTTTTTGGGAATGATGCTTTACGGAATATCAGCAGCCACCAACTCCATTATTGATACTTACACATTCCCTCAAATGCGTGCGGCTCCATCGGTCACTTACGCAAACGTCACTTATGGAAACGGTGCAAGCGGCCTCGGGACGCATGCGATTGGCGTCAATTTCTGGCGAGCGGTTTGCTCAATCCCCGGTCCATCTCCCGGCAATTCCGGGTTTGATGCCGCACTCGATGCGAGGTTGTAATGGCTGACTACCAACTCACAGAGACTGATATTGTTTTGCGTACAGCGGATGGTGCGTTCATCCCGAATGATCCGGCTAACCGTGACCGCATCGAATACGAAGAATGGCTAGCGGCTGGTGGCGTGCCTGACCCTTACGTGCCACCTGCGCGTACAAAGGACTAATCATGGGAATTGATTTTCCAAATACTCCCTCTGTCGGTGCGCAGTGGCCTTCACCACCCGTTGTTGGTATTCCAACGTACACGTGGGACGGCGAAAAGTGGACAACGGTTGGCGGTGCGATCTCAACGGGAGGTTCGCCAGCGACGGCTTTGCCGTTGATGGATGCTACTCCTGCGCTAGTCGGCACGACGATAAAATATGCGCGAGAGGATCACGTCCACCCGACAGATACAACGCGTGCTGCGCTCGTCTCTCCAATCTTCACTGGCGACCCACAAGCGCCAACGCCCGTTGCGACGGACAATGATACCAGTATTGCCACAACAGCCTTCGTCAAAGGTGCAATCGCGGCGCTGCCAGCACCTCCGGTTGCCGCGACGGCTGCGGAATATATTTCCAACCTCGCACCCACCAAGATGCTCACTCCGGGAGCGGTATGGACAGCGGCACAAGTTCTTGGACTGACTGACGCTGCGACTGTCACGCCAGATTTTAGTCAAGGGTTAGACTTTCTCTGGAACCTTGGCGCTGCTGGTCGTGGCCTCGCAAATCCAGCAAATCCGAAGAAAGGTCAAAAGGGCTGCATACTGTTGGTTCAGAACGTAGCGAACAGCACGATCACGTCTTGGGGGAGCACATGGAAATTTCCCGGTGGAACTAAGCCAACATTGTCCACGGCCGCAGGAGCCGTCGATTGTGTTTCCTTCTGGGTCTATGATCCAACCTTTATTGTTTGTTCGTTCCAGCAAGGTCTTGCCTGATGCTGCCGGGCATTACTCCCGCGCTGCTGGGTGGCGCTCCTCCTCCGCTAATTGTTGAAGCACTTCTCGTTGCTGGTGGTGGCGGTGGCGGAGGCAGACCCAACTCCGGTGGGACCGGAACGGGAGCTGGCGGTGGCGGAGGTGGTGGCGTTCTAAACTCCACAGGACCGTTACCGAAGAAAGCATACAGCGTTGTTATCGGTCCCGGAGGAAACGGCGCAACGGCTGGCGTTGCCGCGACTAATGGCGGCAATACAACGGTCACGGATTTCTCTGCGGCCATTGGTGGTGGACGTGGTGGCTTCTATGATGTCTCGCTTGCCTATGTTGATGCGGCTAGTGGTGGGTCCGGTGGCGGTGGTCGTGGCCTCGGTGCGGGAGGAGCTGGCACCGCAGGACAGGGCAACGCGGGAGGCAATGCGACGGGTGCCCCTGCGTCGGCTTATCCCGGTGGCGGTGGCGGTGGTGCGGGAGGAGCTGGCACCGCTGGAGCGGGATCGACAGGCGGCAATGGCGGCATCGGTCTATCATTTTCAACCTCTGGCGCGGCAGTCATATACGCAACGGGTGGCATAGGTAACGTTGTTGCTGGCGCGGGTGGAACGGTTCCACCGGGATATGGCGGACCTGGCAGCGGTGGTCATGCGAGAGAGACTGGCGCAAACGGCAATCCCGGCCTCGCTGGAATAGTGATCTTCCAATACGCAGGGACGGTTGCGAAGGCAACAGGCGGGACGATTACAACGGTTGGCGGAAAGACGCAACACACCTTCACAACAAGCGGAACATTCACGGTACTGTAATGGAAATAAAAACAATCACCGCAGTTTGTTTCGTAGTGGTGCTGCTTAGTGCTGCGATGGTCTATTCAAAAGGCGAGGAGCCATTACGTCCTGTTTGCGTTACCGATGAAGACCGAGTTCATATCCGGGCACAGGTTCTTGCGGCCGTCGATGAAGCCTTTAGAGACAACATGAAGCATCTTTTTACAAGCTGGCTTAAGGACGCTCGTGATCAACCTAATCGTGCGTCTGCCGGACTGCAGAATTCAATCGTTGCCTATCAACGTGCCAGAGCCGATGCGTTGAAATGGTCACCAGCGAGTTGCTAACAGGAGGATTCAAATGAAACGGATGATCCTTGGAATTGTTGTTCTGTCGTTTCTTGTTCCGGCTTCAGCCGAAGCGCGACGCACTCACGTGCGCATCTATAAGGAAGCTCCCGCGCAGGAGCCAGCACGTGCGGTCCCGCTCGCTGTTATTCCGCCTCTTGCCATGGCCATGGACTTGATCCGTAGAACGTCTTGCGATCCTACCATCGCGGTAGCGACTGGCCCGGACGATCCCGGCTTCACCTCCCATCCAGTCGGCAACTACCTCATCCCCGCGATCTATCGCAGCGAGTGCGGAGCCAAGCCAAAATGACATTACGTCTCAAAGGTAAAGTCTCATGGTTCGGTGGCCCCAATGATATGGGTGTGAAGCCAGATGAAGGACTGGCGTTCATCTATGAAATCGAAATGGCGCCGCATTTGTTCTTGCCAACGCAGCCGCCCAACACAACTGGCTTGGCAAGACGTTTAAATCCTTATGTGCATTTCATCGCATGCCGTTGGGACTATGATTTGTATCCCAAGGAACAACTCCTAAAAGAAATTGCAATCATTCGTGCCGTAAAGACGCAAGTTGTCTTGACCGCTTTTCCAGCTGACTGGGGACCGCATAGCGACACAAATAGAGTTGCGGACATAAGTGAAGGCTTGATGTTCGATCTAGGTATCACGACGGATGATGAGGTGGAGGTTGCTCTGCTGAGCGAGTTGCGGCCAGCTGTAATCAAAGGGCCACTGGTTTGAGAAATCAAATTGTAATCATAATCATTTTGGTGGCAATCGTCGTATGGCTTGGAGTTCATTATTCAGGCATAGGCAATTGCTGCTAACCGGAGTCAGCACCCGCTGACAGACTACTCCTCCTTGTTGAGACCAACTGGCCGCTGCGCTCCCTCCGGGTGCAGCGGCCTTTTTTATTTGCGGTTGAAGAGACGTTCTTCAGCGAGAATGTCCTGCTGAAGAATGTGCCGGCCAAAGCGATCCACACATCCAAACTCTCCCGGCTTTCTTATAAACCCACTCTTGTAGCCGCGTGGAATGCAGAATTCTTTGGTCTTGTACCAATCTGTTTGCAGATCGAAATAAAAAAAGACACCACCCGCCGCGATCAGAGTGAACATGACCGCAATGCTGATGGTGTCTGCTTTTGTCATAGCCGTTCCGAAAAGTTTGGACAAGGTAGCGTTTCTTTCTTGACTGGCTTCCTTGGTCCGCGTCTGCGGATTTGAACGCGGGATTTCTTACTGCGTTTGCGCTTCTTCATTTCAGCTCCAATGCGATCCGTTTCTGCCATGGGATAAAGGCCGGTGGGTCCGTATCGAAATCCGCGATGAGAGGCCATAGCGTCATGGCCTCGCCCCGTAACATAGTGTCGTCCGTCCCTCCTCCTCCCATAAGGGAGGGATAGGCCACGGATGGGCCGATATAATCCGTTTGCAGCGGGGTTCTACCATGGTGCGGAGCGTTCCCGTTGGCGTCTGGGGTAGGAGGAGGTGCCCGGACGGCCGCACGCCTACCCGGACGGTTATCCCAGCAATGGCCTACCCCATGCCAATAGAGCCATTGGCGCGGGTATCGCGTCTGAGCTTGGGCCTTGGTCAGACATCCTCCGTCAACGTCCGCTCCGAAGGCGAATTCTGCGCCTAGCCAAACGCCAACGATAGTCATGATAGAAATGACGATGATAGTTATGATGACCCAAAATGGTATGCGCATGCGATCCCCCATCAAAAGAAAAGAACCCGCACGGAGGTTGTGGCGCTTTGTGTGGGAGTGTTTGGGCTTCCATACTTAGCTCCTCCGTGCGGGCCACAGCGGGTTACATCTCCCCGCTATCAGAAGCCTCCTCCAGCGATGAGCCAAATCATGATGGCGAACGCAACAAAAATAATTGCGCCATCACGTAGCTCGACTGAAGTTGGCTTACGCACGCGCCATGTCCCAAGCAGATTTCTGCTTGCGACGACGACGCATCATCAACGCAGCTCCACCGAGTGCGCTGCCGAATAGCCACACCGCTCCGGGGAGCGGTGTTTCAGCACTTGTACTTAGGTTGCCGCCATAGCCAGCATCGACGCCAGCGTTGCCGGTGATGAGCAAGTAATAGCTCCCACCGCTTAGTACCGCTGAACCGCCAAACACTTGGCAGTTCGGGATACCAACGCATGCCGATGCTAGCTCCGGACCTAGCACCACAAAGTCGTCACCACCACCGGGCACGCCATTGGGTCCGTCATTCACTACCGATCCTTGAAAGTTGGTAATGAATTGCGGATTGCCTGACGCAAACGTATTGGTGGCAAACGCAATGGTCAGGACCTGCGCACCGACTAGATCGAAAGTGTAGATGTCAGCGAACAAACCTGAACCTCCTCCTCCAGTACCGGGATTGGTATTGGAGAAGGCACCGGCACCAGATGTGGGGTTGGTCCCCAGACTGGATACGGTGTCTGCCATCGCACCCGCCGACATGGCGAGCACGGTGGCAGCAGCAAGAAGAAGTTTCTTCATAGGCACTCCTTGCAAGATTGCCTCAATTAAGCCGCAGCGATTGCTGCAGCTTTCTTACGGCGACGACGGGCCAAGAGAGATAGCCCACCGATGCCGCTTCCAAAGAGCCAGACAGCTCCCGGAATTGGTGTCTCACCCGGAGGGTTGCTGAACGGTGTTCCGTTCGGTCCGAGTGGGATAGTCTCCGAAACAAGACTGAAGTTGTTCTGATTACCGGCCCAGTCGATCTTGAATGCGGGATCCCATGCTAGGAAATTTCCCGAAGCCAAGTTCAACGTGAAGTCGATGTCGATCACTGTGCCGGAAGCGAGTGCTGGTGTACTTGCGGCACCAGTGTTTCCGAAACAGAAGAACCCGCCACCATTGCTACAGCCGTTAGAGTTCAATCCAGTACTTTGAAAGGTAGCACCAACAAGCGTGGTGCTTCCTGACGAAATAGTAGGAAGGTTCGGAGTGCTGAAAGCAAAGGCATTGATGCCGCTGCGGCCAAGTCTTGTATCGGTGCCGACAACATTGATGCCGGTGATTTCGACTTGGAAGGTCGCAGAGGTTGAGTTGAGGGCACCACCGATGATTGAGAAATTATAGGTGAGCCCTTCGGTAGCAAGGTCAGGTCCAAGCGTCGCAGCTTGTGCCGTCCCCACTCCCACTGACAGCGAGATTGCTGCCAGCATTCCAACAAGCTTCTTCATTTCAGTTTCCTTGTGTGTTTGGATCGCCACAGATCCAAGGTGCCTAGCTAGTGCACCGGGAGACGGCTGCTCTGACTAGCCGTCCTGCGCTACACTGTTGATGACCGGCCTTCGCAGTAGAGAGTATAAGGCCGGATGTCATCGAAGGCGATGGCCGCGTATCGAAAGAAACGCAGCCCATGGCGCCATCGGGCGATAAGCCGGTGGTTGCCGTCGATGAGAAGGCTGTTCCCATCGGCCCACAGTACCATGAGGCCGGGACGATTGAGGGACCGCACGAGTGGTATGCGCTCCTCCTCTACGCCACCATGCCGGAGGATTAGGCTTTGCCATTTCTCCGTGATGGTGGCGCGGAACATTTTGAAGGCAATCTCATTCGCAACAATCGCGTCCTTGATTGCTCTTACATTGAAGCGATAGGTCACATTGCGAGAGTCATAGTAGAAATCAAAAGTTTCAGATGTGATGAAAGTCTTTCTGAGATACAGACCTTCTGAAAGTTTCTCCTCTGATATGATCTCCCGTCCCTCGATTGCGGCCAAGGCACGAAATGATTCAAGGTCCTTGCGTCGCAACCGGTCAGGCTGGGTGGGTGCGATGTCTTCATAGTCGCTATCCGGCATTTGGCTTTACAACCTCCCGCATAAGAGGCGCGTGCTCGATGCCGAAGGTCCGCAGCAATCCTAGCATCGAGGTGTACAGCGTTTGATAGACGGCCAAGTTGGCCACCGCATCGTCCCGCTCATGCTGATAGGACGCAACACGGCTAACCGTCGCGGCATTGTCTGCCCGCAGCCCTTCAATTTCAATCTTGGCGACGGTCAGCATTTGTTCTTGCTTATTCACAACACGCTGCAATTCGTCCCGCTCGCTACACACGCGCTGATAACTGGCGACGTGATGCTGGACCGCTGATGCCACGGCGATCTCCTCCGGAGACTGTCCGCCATTATTCGCTAGTTGTTTCGCCATCTTTATTCTCCATCCTGTTGCTGTGATATTGTTGTAACCGCTTTAGGAGTTTGTCGTCATCCTTGATGCGGTATGGGGACTCATCACAAGTCTCCTTGTGTACGCTACGCCTACCAAGAGCCAGTGTTACACCCAGCTCCTCTGCCCGTCTGAACAAAGTCTCCCGGCTAGTTCTCAATCTTATTTCCATCGTGTTGATTGAGATTTGCAATTCACCCTTTGATTGCTGGACGATCATCTCATCTTCTTCACGCGTGAAATGTCTTTTCATCAAGGTCCAGTCCTCGCTCGCTTGTAGTGGTATTCACAATAGGATGAATTCTCCATGTGCGGCTTTCCACAGAACCAATAATCGCGGTCACCGAAAGGCCAGCGGCAATGGTGTGGCTCTAGATCGAAGAAGCTAATGCCATCCTCTCTCGCAATATGAATTGGAGGATCGTATTTGCTCCCGACTAAAGGCGCAACCACAACCAACTGTGGTTGTGGTTTAATCTTTGGTGGGGTTGGCTTCAGCTCTACCTTCCGCCTTGGACCTTTGTACAGACCTAGCCGGTGCAGCTTTCCTATCACTGAATTCTTTTTACGTTTTAATTTCTTGATGATGTATGATAGTCTCTCACCGCTCTTGTAAAGCTGCTTCAGCATGGCAATCTCCTTATCGCTCCACTCGCTCATATGATCCATTCCCTCCAAGTATCTCCATTGATGACGCCAGCCATATTGATCTTGTTGCGGAGAGCTTCCAAGAATTTCATCTCCACAGTATTGGGGACGATGAGATCAACGTAGTCAACTGGACGCTTCTTATCGACGCCTTGAACACGCTGCTCAGATTGATCACGATGCTCTAGATTATTCTTGGAGGAGTAGTACACCACTAGGTCCGCCATGTCCCATGTGCGGCCTCGCCCACCCGCGTCCGGAGTTGCGACGATGTAGGGTGTATCATCCCGCGTCTTGAAGTTTCTTTCTTCCTGCTCCCGCGTATTCAGATTGCCACCCCAGAAGCGAGAGACTTTGCACTCAAAATGTTTTGCGAGAGCTTCGGAGACTTTCCGAATGTCTGTGTCGTAGCTGCACCAGATCACAGCCTTGCCTTGGTACTCCTCTAGCAAGTCGATTAGCTCCTCAGTCCTGTGCTCTTTGATCTCATGCTCAGCTCCCATCTCATCCTTCACGTGACCGCAAAGGATTTGATGGAGACGTAACATCTGCGATATGACGATGGTCGCGGTGACATGTTGACCATTCGCCAGCTGCGTGGTCGCAAACTCCTTCACCTCCTTGTAAGCCTTCTCCTGCTCTGCGGAGAGCCTCACATCACGGATCGAATAGGTGGAAGGAATGTTGGGCCGGAACGGGACGCGGAAGGAGTGCGGTTCAATCAGCGCATGTAGCTCCTCCACATCGCGGTATCCGGTCACAATCATAACGCGCCTTCCGCCAAAGAACTCATTGCGCATAATCGCGTAACGTGCACGGAAGGCATAGTAGGACCGGAAGCCCAAGATGTTTGGATCGAGGAATTCAAATTGGGAGAATAGGTCCAACGGTGAGCGAGGCGTCGCAAGCCCACTCAGTATTCTCCGGAAGGAGGAGAGCGGCTTTAGCCATTCATTGATGAACTTGGTCCGCTTCGCTTGCGGGTTCTTAATGACCGTTGATTCATCGACGATGATCATTGCCTTGTTAGTCTTTACAAACTCAATCGCAATCTTTCGTGCGTCTCCCGGACGCGAGAGAGCTTCCACATTCATAAGGAGAACACGCGGACGTTTAGAAGCAGCCATGAAGCCTATGGCTGCTTTAACCTTCCCGGCTTGCCAGACGTGGATGAGAAGCCTCGATTGTAAGTCGAGGCTCACATGCTCGCGGATCGCCTCCACCCACGTTTTGTAAACGCCAGCGGGTGCGATCACGAGAAGGTCTGAAACTGTTCCTTCCTGTTCCAATGAACCAAAGTCGTCAAGCGCGACTTTTGTTTTGCCAGTCCGCATTGCCATGAGAAGAGCGAAAGCCTCCCGGCCTTTCATCAGCCGGTTGGCTTTCGTTTGATAGTCACGCGGCGGCATCAGCGTTTGATATTTCATTTTGCCTCCAGCCATACGCTGATAGGGTGTGGGCCGCTCCTCTCCTCTCTACGGATACGGAACGGCTCACGGTTCACACGCGCCTTGTACATGAGGCTATTCAGAGCGCCAACAATACGGACGCGGCCATGTCTTGCCTTCCCATGGATACGAGACGCAAGGTCACTGGTGGTGACCTTGCTCCCGTTCTTTGGAAGATGACTAAACAAGAGCATTTCCGCTCTTGAATAGTACAGCTTGCTTTCATTTAGGGCAAAGGGCAAATGTAATTTCCTTCTGCGCATTTTTCTCTTTCACGATCTTGTAAGGAAGCTTGCCCTTGGTGATCATGACATTGAGTCCCTTCATGACCATCTGGACAGCGCCCTTGTTGTCTTCCGATGCGGACCCATAGACCGATTTCAAAAGGTCACGCTTCGTCATCGGCTTCTTGTAGCTCCCGTAGAGAGCTTCAAGCAGCTTCTCACGATTGGTCCCGTTGCGGACGTTGAACTCAACGCCGATCTTGGACCGCTTGTCTTCCTTCGGAGCTTTCTTGGAACCTGAAGGAGCCTTCAACGACGCAATCCGTTTGAGTGCGGCTTTACGAGTAGCAAACCGCTTCACCGGTTTGGCGCCATTTGCTGAGGCACGACGATTGAACTCAGCAACCAGTTGACTTCCATTCATCTCAGATACTTTCATAACATCCTCTCTTGTTGTTTCAGTTGGTTAAGATATTGCAGCCCATTTCACTTTCTCAGGCGTCTCGAATTTTATCCACTTGCCATGCCACTCCTTTATGGAACGGGCATCGCAAGCCTTATCGAATGCCGCCTGATAGTCATCACCCGCATAGAGTTTGTGGATGACGTCTCCTTCCATCGCATCGGTTATTGATACGATGTATTTCATGCAACCTTCGCAAAGCGCGGGAGGAAGCAATCCATCATTTGGAGGCTCTCACGATTGAGATGCTTCCGGATACCGAATACATCGTGGGCAAAATTAGAAGGATCAGCCACGAGCATCCGGTACAAGTCGAGCGGACACGCGACAAGATGGCAAGCCGCGATGTCCATAACAATCTCTTGCTTCTTGATACGGACGTTCGCATCATTGGCGATGTCGAGCGCACGCGTTGCGATCTCATCGATGATGTCCAGCTCCTCTCGCTTGAGCCGGTTGAATGGTATTTGCGTTCTCACTTTACTCTCCCTTCAATCGACGGCTTCAGATACGCGCACCACTCTGCGACTGCTGCGCCTCGGATATCACTTTGAACCTCTTTCATCTTCGCAGAAATTTCTACGGGATTAGCCCACGCATACTCTCTCGCAATGCGCAGGTATTTTTCCGGGACGCCATCGCCACAGTTTGTATCGTACATAAGGACAATGGCATACGCCTTCTCGATGTCGGTGGCCTTGGCCGGCAGGACGCTCGCTGCGAGAGCCAAGGCGATAAGGAGACGCTTCATCGTGACACCGTCCCGGTCCTGCGACCTGCGGCATCATAAATGACCGTCGTGCCTCCGCTCAGAGGCTGGGTTCTACCAACTACAGCACCGCTGGTGCCGTAGTAAGTTGTCTGGCCGCTGCTACTCGTGGTCGATTGTCCGACCACGTTCCCATTTGGTCCGTAGTACGTTCTGTTCTGATATTGTGCCATCGCTGTCGTGGTGGACAACAACAATAGTAAGATTGTAAGTTTCATTTTCATCCTCTCTTTCGATTATGATTGTGTCTTGCCTTCGTGGAATCAAAATGTAGATGATTAGAAGAATGATGATCCACTCCATCACTCCACCTCAAAAAGTCCATAGGCGATCTGGCCCTTGGAATTTTTATCCTTGATGATTTCAAACTTGAGCTTTCGTTTCTTCAGGTCAAGAATGAAACCATTCATTACACGGTCGCATGCGCTGGCATTCTCCTTTCCATAGACAGCCTTCGACCATTCGGCCAAGCTGACCATTTCGCCCATCCGCTTCGCCATGGCCTTCGCCAGCTTGTCGCGGTTAGTCCCTTCCGGGATGCCGAAGCCGCTAGCCGGGACGCCTTTACGGGGTGCGGATTTGGGCTTCGCATGGGCCGTAGGAGCCTTGGCTGGGGCGGGAGCTGGGCGAGTATCCTCCACCCACCGGCCACGCCTCTGGTCCCACCGCTTCCCGGTTATATCAACCTTCGGGACGGGAGGAGCCTTGGCCTTTTTCGCGGCTTCTCGCTCCTCCTCCCGTCTGCGCTCCTCCTCCTTGCGTTCGGCTTTCCGCGTCTCCCATTCCTCATCGCTCATGGAGGCTGGCTTACGGGAGTCATACACAACAGAGATGTTATGTATTTTCTTCGGCTTGAATTTCTCCCAAGCCTTCTTTCGTTCCTTGGCAGAGACGCGAAGGAAGTCAGGA